TCATTATCATCATTGGCTGTAACTGGAACACCAGGTATGGGTTCTATTACAGCGGCTGTTAAGTATGATGTTTATGAGCCTGCGCCAATAAATAAGACTGATTTGGCTAACTCATTATTTGCGACATCAACTCGACCATCTAATGATATGATCATACCAGTGGAATGCAAACGCGATCAAACATCATTACCACGATTGAGGATTGCCGAACCAGGTTCAGGTGGAGCTGATTTAAGATTCTCACAATTTGGGAATTTTTATGTCGTCACACAAGGTGCTGAAGTGCCATACACTGGTGCTGGAGAAATGTGGTGTTCATTCGATATAGGATTGTATAAACCTAGGTTGAATTTGTATTCGTCAGCTAATACACCGTTTGCACATTGGAGTGTTATTGCATCACCAGATGGAAAAGACCCATTAATGGTAGATGGTACACGCACTAACAACTTTGGTGCACTTTTGCTGGAATCTGCAGTAGATTATCAAGCAATATTAACAATACCAACAGGTTCACCAGCAGGTGTGTATCATTGGTCAAGTAACAATTATTATCAAGCTACAGGTAGTACATTGTTGATATCTCCAATATCAGTTGTGACATATACAAATGTGACCCCATTTGATATGGTGTATGGAGGTGGTGAGCTGGAGTATGATACACCAACTATAGTCACAGCTAGTGGAGCATCACGTACAACAACATCATTTGGTTGGTTTGAGTATGATGGTGTTACTTCAGGACCAAGTGTCACATTTGGTATAGTTGATGATCAGTTCACTGTAACGCCGGCACCTGAAGAGAAATGGAGACCAGATGGTGACTTCATTGTATCACTCCAACCAACCAGTATAGGTTTTGTAGATCGAGTTCGTCAGAAACGATTACAAACTATGTTGCCACCAAGATTGGAAAATAAGTGTGAGACATTACCTCGAAAAGTCCCATTATCAGTTAAGGAAGAGACTGATTGGGTTCAGCCACCTAATGTTATTGATGATCAAAAGAATTCAACACACTGTTTCCCTCGAAAAGCTTCCTCTTGGAAGAAGTAATTTGATTTTATTTGTTTTGTGTAGTGCGATAGCGTTATGTTTACTGCTAGCAGACACACTAGTGGTTGTAGGTATGCAAATATTTTTGTGACGCTCAATCTTTTTAAGAACTGGCATACATACAGTCAATTGGACAGAAGCCAATGACTGATTATATATTTGA